ATATGATTTTAGTTCAATACTTTTTAATAAATCTTGAATTTTTTTTCCTGAAGCTCTAATTTCTCTACTCGCAGATCCTTTAATAAATGATCCTGCCATTGTATTTTTACCTGCAGATCTAATCCAGGATATGGCATTGTCTATTTTTTTTAAACCTGATTCTACTGGATCAATATTATCCACTGTAAATCTTTGCCACTGTGCATAGTCAGGTAATTGTTGAGTCCACTGCTTCGTTCTACCCATTCCAGTTAAAACAATTCTTGTTCCCAATTGATTAAAAGCCATGTCCATAGTGCCTCTAAAGCCTTTAGCTATAGCTGGAAGTACTAAAGGATCCAGTGCTGCGGTTTTGGTTACTGCTGTCAATAAAGGATTAACAACTCTACCTAAAGTGTCATAGGTTGCACCTACACCATAACCTAAAGTTTTAACAGCGCCACTCGCAGCAACTCCTAGTAATGGAAAGCCAGCTCCAATCATGGCACCTTCTTTTCCAAATTTAATTTTGTTTGACATCCTTGCAGCGGCTAATTCTTTACCGGTTTTTCCTTCTTCTTTAGTTCTTTTATAAAAGAGAGGATCTAATTTTCTTTCACCACCAGATATTAAAAAGTCTGTTGCTCCTAAAGATAAGGCACCCGTTCCCATTCTTTGGGCAAGCCTTGCTCCTGATTCAATAAATCTATTCTTATTGGCAAGTTTGGCATTTTGCATAAATAAGGTCTTACCTTTTAAACCTTTTAGTTTTCCAATATTTCCTATAATTTTATCTATGATTTTAAAAGGTACTAAGAACTGTGTTCCTATCTGACTGATCTCTCCCGCTAAGGTTTCTGGTTCACCTGTGCTTTTTAAAAACTTTCTAGTGATCTGGTCTAATTTTTTTGTAAAATTTGTATCAAAGGCATAATCAGCACCAATCGTTAAAAATTCTGCTAATGATTTAACAGCTAGAGGAGGACCTGTAACAAGACCTTCTGCTACGTCTGCAATAATATCTACTTCTTTTTCTGTATCTCGGCCAAAGAATAATTTTTCTTTATCCGTTATCTCATCTAATCTACCTTCCTTTATTTTTTTATTATATCTAACTTTCTGTGCCCACTGTGATGGACCAATAATAGGATCCAAAAGCAATGCAGATAATGGATTCCAAACTATTTTTTTTGATTTTTGTTGAGGTTCTTTAGTATTGTTTCGACTTACCTGAAACCGAATTTGATCAGTAATATCTTTATCATCAAGTTTCGATGGTAACGAGTCTTGATACCTAAATGGCTTTTCACCCATTAAACCCCCGATTGTTGAGGCAAGAATAATTGAACGTTATATTTAGTATTAAATTCATTTACATCTGCCTGAGTTTGAATCTCCGCAAAGTCCGAGAATGCTTCATAACTTTCAGAAAGTAATAAAACTATTTCATTACTAATTTCTGCAGGTAGTCTGTCTCTTAACTGTTCGTAAGAGATATTAATTTGATTTGTTTCCCCTGGATCTCTTTCCACTGTTTCAGATACATTTATATCTGCTATTCCACCCGGAGTTTTAGTCATGACGTTTACATCCTCTGTCATGCTTCCTCCCACAGCTCTTCCAATTCTGCCACCGTCTGCTTTTTTATCTTCCTCTAAGAATTTAGTAGCTAGTCTTAGGTATTTATTAATTAATGATTGAAGTTTTTCTGAATAACCTGCATCTGTGTCTACCCAGTTTACGTTTGTATCTGGATTTATTGTATTTACAATTTCGTTTTCAGCACTTGACACCGCCTGTTCAGTCGCTTGAGCATTACTTAAAATTTTGTACTTATCAGAAATGTCGGCACCCATTACAATTACATTATATTTGTCAGCTGCTTTTTCCTGTAGAAGTAATTTCTTTTTTTCTTCATCAAGTTCTGCTTCAATTAGTGGATCCCAGTACGCATCAATTTGTTCTTCAATAAATTGTTTTTCACCTTGAGCTTCTAGCTCACCTAAATATCTGTCTTGTTCCAATTCTTGACGAAACTGTTTCTTTTGTTCATCAAATTGTTCTCTTTGAAACTTCATTTTGTCGTCGTATAATTTTCTTTCCCACTCTCTATCCTTTTGAGCTACATCTCTTGCTTGAAATCTTGAAAAAGGATCTTTAGCTGCTGATGCAGCGGTTGAAAAAAAACCGCCCTGTGGTGGTCTGGATACAAGATCTAAACCGAAGTCAATTAAAAAATTATTTAAGTTTGTATTGGGTCTACGAGGTTGAACCGTGTTCCCATTATAATAACCTTTTCTTTGAAGTCCTGAAGTAATTCCTTCTCCAGTACTACCGCCTCTTCTAAACATGGGTCTACGTAAAGTTCTCATTACAAACTCCGTGGAAAGTTTCCAGCACCATGTTTCCAGTTTCCATAAATTCCAGACAACACAGCTCCTGTTCCCAACGCAGTTTGCAACGGTGTTGGATTAGGTTGTACTGAGGATTGATATTGTCCTGGTGCTCCTGATGCAATGCTCGCGATACCTTGACCTTGATAACCAAGTCTTTCGTAAGGTTCGTAAGCTGCAAGCCTTGCTGCTTCTCTATCTGCATCGAGTTGAGCTTGCGCTTGAGCTTGTTGAGTCGCGCCCATTGACCCTAAACCTGCTACATCAGCTGATTGCCATGCTGGCAAAGCTTGCCCCATTTGCATTTGGTTCATGTATGCTTGTTGAGCTGCTTTTTGAGCTTGACCAAAACCTTGTTGTTGTAGTCCAGCCATAAGTAAAGCTCTATTTAAATCTGATTTGTTTGAATATTCTGATCGCATCACACCTTCACGTCCACCACCTAAGTTTCCAGACTTAGCGGCAAGTAAACCTATTCCTGATAAACCTTTTTGTGCTTGCGTGTCATACTCGGCCATTGTGGTATCAATAACATCTTGTTGATACGGTGACATAAAAGCTGCTTGAGTTCCAGGACCTGTATAAGCTGCGGCTTGAGTAAGATACGGTTGATACGCACCAATCCCTTGACCCGCTAAGGTATAAGCATCTTGTTGATATTGATCTTGAGCTGCAACTTTAGGTGCAAATTTTGAAGTATCTAATTGTGTTGCCGTTAGACCTGTTAATTGTGTTCCATAATCCTTTTGTAGATCTTCTACATATTGGGGTGGAAGCATTTGTGTTTGTTGTACAGCCATTATTTATCCCTACTCTTCATATATTCTTCGTGTGCCTTCTTAGTTTTTTTATGTTGTTTCACTTTACCGTAAACAGCTGAACCTGCAACTGTAGCACCTGCACCAGCCGCTACTTTCTTTGCTGTTTTCAGCTGCTTGTTTAATTTTATTGTCTCCGCTTTTTCAGCTCCCTTTTCCCATGCTGGTCGTCTTTCGGCAGGGGTTTTTTTAACTGGAGGTTTGTATATATCACTCTTTTTACCTACAGTTAATCTACCAATTTTCTTTTCATATTGTTGCATCTGTTTAAAGCCTTCGCTTCCACGAGGAGCTTTAATATTACTTGAACCTGATCTACCTCTCAGCCAAGGAGCGCTTCCTCCTCCTCTTGAAAAACGTTTACGTGTAAGTTTATTTCCTCTTAATGCTATATCAGCCATTATATTACTTCTCCTATTCTCTCTGATACATCAAACATCTCTTGAGCGCCAGCTAAACCTTGCGAATCTTCTGATATTTGACCACCTTGTTCTAGATGCTTCATCATGTTTTCCATCATCTCTGCGCCTTTGTCAATGTCTCCACCGCCTGCGCCTCTTACAGCATCCGCTGTAAATACGAATTCATTTTTGGAAAGTCTGGCTGGTACATCATCTTTTTTTTCATACTCTCCAATAGGTACAAAGCCACCATCATTTCTATAATCTTTTTCCATGCCACCAAGGTTCATAAGTCCGCCTTCTTCAGCTCCTATTCTTCCGCCTTGAGCCATGTACATTTGACCTACATCTCCTGAACGAAAAAGATCTGCTCGTTTCATTACATCGGTAATGCCACCCATTTTATCTTGCATAGAAGTTTTTCTTGCATCTTCCATTGAATAAGGAGATGGAACGCCACCTGCGTATAAACCTATTCGTCCGCCTTCAGCTTTCTTAGTTGGAAATTCTCCTACGTAAGGATATTTTTGTTGAAGAATGGCCCAGGCTTCTTCGCCTCCGGCCAATGCTTCTTGAACTTCTTTTCTGATTCCATCAATGTCTAATCCTGTACCTCGAGAAACTCTCATAGCTTCTTGAACATCTTGTGGTTTAGCTGTTGCTGCAGCAATACCCATGGATCCTAAAAGGATTGCTTTAGAATTTTTTTCAATGAAGTTACCTATTGCACTTAAATTTTTTCCAGTCTCCGTAGTTTTTTCAATAAAATCTAATTTTTCTTGAGGATCAGATAAAGTTCCTCTTGCAACGTCAGTAAATTTATTTCCACTATCGCTAATTTTTTTTGTAATTGTTTCTTTTCCTTTAAACAAATCATCAAAAAATCTTGGATTAGATCCTGTAGGCTTACTAAAATAATTTCCTATTCCTCCAGGCATTTTTAAACTTAATCCTTTTTGTAAATCTGCTCCACCTAAATATCTAGCACCTTGACCTAAACCATAAGTTCCAAGACCCCTTACAGCAGAACCCATTAAATTTCCAGTTCTATCATAGCCACCAATACCAGCCATTAAACCACCGGCAATAGGATTGAATGGTGCTACAAACGGCGCTGCTTTTTCTGCAACTCCTGCTATTTCATTTGGAATTAGTTTTCGTATTCTGTCAAGAAAACCATACTTTGGTCTTGAACCATCTGCAGTTCGTGCAGCTAACATAGATCCATTATTACTTCCCATGATACCACCGCCAGCAGCCATTCTTCGACCTTGTTGTGGTGCTCGGCTCATATCACCCATACTATTATAAATTTCTTTTGCTTTTTCTGCTGCTTCTCTAGGTGAAAAACCTTGTCCTATTAGTTCTTGATAGATGTCTTCTAAAGTACCTTCTTGGCCAGCTTCCATTGAAGCCATCTGTTGTGGTGCTTGAGGACCTTCGTTTCCTGTATATTTAATAGAAGGAGCGCCGGTCTCTAATGTATCTGATATTTGTAAATCTGTTATAGCCATAATTATTCGTGTGTTTAATGTTGAAAAGCAGGTATTTCTCCTGGTGATTTTATACTACTTTGTTTTTGAAAACAAATCAAGAGGCGGCATGATAACTCTGACATCTCTTTGTACATCCTCCTCGGGGACATTAGCAGCTTTTAAAGCTTCTTCATCCTTATATTTTTCTCCTGTTTTCTTGTTAGAAAGAGTCGTTATTATTTCTTTGGGTGTTAGTATGTGCATTATGTTGTTACCTCTTTTTTAATGTTTAAATAGCTGACCGCAAAATCAAAAGAATCTGCGCTGCCTGCTTTGATGGTAAGGGTTTTACCCCCTACTACTATTAACGGTTGGGTTAATAATTCTACTGTTGTATTAGCTGTTAAGGCTCCAGATTTAATAGCTGTAATTGCATTGTTCGTCACCGTGACACTGGGAGTTCCCGCTGACGTTACTAAAATAGATTTGATCACATAGGTCTCGCTGACTAAAGGAAACCCTGTACCAAAAGGATTAAGTTCTCCATTGGTTGTGTCATCATCTATACCTACAAAATCGTATTGGTTTACTACTGCCATTAATCTAAAAAGAAACTTCTAGCTTCTATCTCCTGTTTTAATTCCTCTTGAAACGTTGTGTTTAATTTTTCTAACACCGCATCTAAATCTCTTACTAAAGAGTGTGCCACATCTGATCGATACTCATCGCTGGCTCGAGTTAATGATTGAACTATTTTTGCCATTAATTTTTTCCTGTTACTTCTACAAATTCTTCAAATGAAATAGGATTTATAATAGCAGGTGTATTTTCTCTATAATTATTATATGCTTCTACAGCTTCTTCATCTAAATCTGTGATTCCTTGATTAGCCTTAAAGTTCTCCATTTCTTGTAATAAATATTTATCAAAACTAGTTTTGTCTCCTAGTTGATAATTGTTTATTTTTGTAAAACCTGGTATTTTCATATCAGAATAATTATCTGATAATAAAGCCTCATCATCAAATGCTTTTTGTTGCATTCTATCATCATATAAATTTAAGTTGTTAAACTGAGACATGTCTCTTGGTTTTCTACCAAATATACCTTTACCATAATCATAAGCACTTCCAAGTGCTCCTCCTACAAATGGAATACCCGTTAACATACTACCAATTCCGCCTAAGATTCTTCCACCATATCCAGGTTTTACTTGTCCTTGATTAGGTCCTGATGTGTAGGTATCTGTGTATCCATATTTGTTAGCTCCACGAAAAAGATTACCTAAAAATCCTCGTTCACCAGTGTACTTTTGTAGTGGACCATATGTTCTATTAGCAATGTTTGCTCTTTCATTATAACCTAAATTTTGAGCTTGAAATCTTTCTGCGTTTTGTAGACGTCCTATTTGAGCTTGTTTTTGTCTGTCAAATTCTCTATCACTTGTAGTGTAAGTATTTTGACCAGAAAAATTTCCAGCAGCTCTATCTTGAGATCTGCCACTATCAGCTTGTGCTCCAGATTGACCGCCACCACCTACATCTCCCCAACTATCTAGTGACATGATTCCTGATGGACCTATGTTAGGACCACCTTCTAGTCCACCATGTATGTTTGCTTTTAAAATTAAATCTTTTTCTGCTTCTGTAATGTAAGCTAATTCTGTTGCTGGGCTATCTGGACCAGATTGCCATTTTCTAGGTGCTTGAACCTGTGGTTGTTCACCTAAATAATTATCAACACCACCCTGTATTGCTACATTAGTTATCCCACCATCACTTTTCTTAATTCTACTTCCATAGGTATCCGTCCAGTCTCTTGCAATCTCTGGTTCGTTGGCCCATAGATATCTTCTTTGTGCTTCTGATTTAAAAGGCATTAACGTCTTCCTCCTGCATGTACATCTAACCTAAAAGTTCCCATTTTCCAATTAGAATCGACAGCTGTGTTAGATATTTTTACAGCCACCGATCGCCCTCTGGCTCTACATGACTGATAATTAGTGCTTGAAGTAATAGTAAAAGGCCCTAAACTAGAACTTGCTGCGGTTTGATTAGGAAAATTTCTTAAATCTAATTCAACAATTGTATTTCCAGCTTGAGTTATAAAATCGGGTAAAAATCTGCTTACTCTCATAATGTGTTCTCCATCTCCTCTGAACGTAATTCCTTGTTTTGAATCTTGAGTAATATCAAAATCACCTGATAATATATTAGCAGGAATAGCGGCCGTCACTCCTCCTTTAATTTGATTCACTCCTGTTTCATGTTCATAGTAAATTGAAATTCCATCGGTATTACCCGTAACATCAAAGGATGTGTCTGTACCTGCATCATATAAAGTGGCATGTGGTAAACCAAATACAGCTGAGTCTACCCATGTGGTTCTAGGATAAAGTGAGCTGGCGTTAGTATACCAAATAGGTCGGTTGGCTGTTGAGTCTAGATAACTATAAATCACACATCTATCTACAACGTTGGAAGCAGCCGTGGGATAAAACCACATAACTTCTCCAAAGAGGTTATTAATTCCACAATAAATAAATTGATTAGAAGTGGTGTTAAGATCATCATAAACATAATCTTCTACAAAACAATCCATGGATTCTAATTTACCTGTAAATCTAAAGAAACCATTATCCGACATCCAGTAAGCAGCACCATCCACTTCAACCGCTGCGTTCTTACCAATCAATCCACAGTTCGTACCGACTTGTTCGTAAGCAAAAGTAAAAGGTTGACCTACAAATCTCATGGTAAATAAAGAAGTATCAGTCCATACGTAAAGTGCATTTCTACCTAGTTTGGCTCCCATGATCCGTGATCCAGCGGCCAGTCTCTGTGTACCAGCACTATTGGTTGCCGTAGGTGCCCAAGTATTAATATCCTCTTGAGAAGAGAATCTAATAAACATATCATCTTGAGTTGTCGTGTCACCAATCGTAGTTTCAGTTCCAAATAAAACTAAGTGACGATCAGGAGTCGAGACTAACATATCTCTAGATGCTGTTGGTGCACCCGATACAATCGTAGCTCGTGTTGATGTGGCATTCGATGCATCTGAATTCCATTCAAAGACAGCTCCATTAAAAATTAAAGCGAGAAGCGTACTTCCTAAATTGTCCAAGGACCATAAACCAGGTTCAGCAACTTTATCCGTTGTTGAAGCTGCTTGGTTCCATGCAGAGTAATCACTAGTATTAGTGACCGTGGCTCCATCAGAATGAGCAGCTCTAGTTGTTCCTCGAACATTTCTAGTAATTCCTGTTAGATCACTTCCTGAAACTCCTGTATAAGAAATTTCTTCTGTGCCTACTTGAATATAGTTCGTTCCGGTTGTTGGAAATCCAACGACAGAGGCTAAAGTAATACTAGTTCCTGATCCACCAGTTCCATAAACATTGTCTCCTAGTGCTCCATTTAAAGTTGTTGTTCTTGGTCCCGATACCGTACCACCAAACTGGGATATACCCCATCCATAAACTCCAACTTGTTCAGCTGGACCTACTGGGTAATACCATTTAACTGAAAGGTCTCCGTCCGCGGCGGTTGCATCTGCAGTAGAACCCATAGTAATAGTAACCGAAGTAGCATCTACGACTTCGGTTATCATAAATTTTTTATCATCAAAATCAGAAGCAGCATAACCCGACCCTGTTGGAGGTGTAACATTTTCAAGAAGTAAAATATCTCCTGCTGTCATTCCCGCTGTAGTTGATAAAGTAATCGTAAGGACAGCTGATCCACTACTACAAGATAATTTATCTGTTAGTGCTCCGAAATCTGTTTTAATGGGATGGATGTCATAATAGACTCCACCAGAATAAGCGTATAAAATTCGATTGGTTCCAATGATGGCATATTTTATACCCTCTTTGTTAACCATTTGATGAAGCGCTCGAGCAGCTCCGGTTAAGGATTTGTCTCCTAGTTGAGACCAGCCTCCTATTTTTTCAGGTGTACCATATCTAAAACGAACATTTTCTCCTCCTGTCCACATAGCCTCAGCTCCTGTGGGAGTAACCTGTTTATTAAATCCTGGTAAAAAGCCTATTTTTTGTAGCATAGAAAAATCCGTTTGCTAACAAATATACTACATTCTCATCGATATCAACTACTTTAAACCTTACTATTTTTTATGTATTTGACATGGATCAATTTTTTCATTTTTGGGAAGATTCTATTGAATTTTTTAGGGGTATATAGTATAAAGGAGGGGATGAAAGGAAACATAAAGAAAGTACGAATTTGAATTATCAAACACACAAAGATTTCTTAGCTATAGATTTTTTTAATAAGATTAAAAATTTAATCTTGGATCAAGATTTTCCATGGAGAAAACGAGATCGTATGACGCATAATGCTAATGATAAAATGTATTTTAATTATTGTTTTTATAATTATATGAATTCACAATCAGCATTTTATCAACCCCATATCATTCCTATTTTAAAAAAATTACATGCAGAGGCACCCATACAGATTAGAGCTAATATGTTTATTAGTGCACTATTTAAAGCATCACATTGGCATGTTGATTATGATTTCAAATGCAAAACGGCTATCTTATATTTAAATGATTGTGATGGTGGAACTGAATTAAAAATTAATAATAAAATTATATTTATAAAAGCTGAAGCTAATAAAATGTTGGTTTTTGATACTCCCATTTCACATAGAGTTATTACTTCTAAAAAAGAGCCAATACGATATATTATAAATTTTAATTACTTTGTTAAAGAAGGACTCGAAGAATGAAAAATAAACTAGATATAATTGTAAAAAAATTTTCTATAGAATTAAAGAATAAAGAGATACTAGCGGATTTTATAAACATTCATAAAGATCGTTTGTTTCAAAAACATAATTTAGTAAAGGGGGGTAAATCCTCTTTTGAGGGAGCAGGTAAATTATCTGTTCAGTTACCATCTAAAGTTATAGATGAATTAAAAAATTATATTTTATTGGCTATGGACAATAAATACAGAGTGTTGGATATGTGGGTTAATGTCCACCCACCCAAGGCCTACGTTACATCTCATACTCATTATACACAAAAGTATCCTAACCTACTTTCGGGTGTTTATTATTTAAAGAAACCTAAAAATTCGGGCAACATTGTTTTTGAAACAGGTGTCGTAAATGTTGAAGAAGGAGATTTAATCATATTTCATCAACCATCTAAAGGTGGTAAACATTGGACCGAACGAAATAACTCTGATCAAGATAGAATTGTAGTATCTTTTAATCTAACACCAAATGAAAATACCACCATTCAAAAGATTTCATTATTTAGTTCATTACTACAAGTAGTCAGTTTGAATAATAGAAAACTTAATACTCAATTAATAAAGTATGCTTCTTCGTTAAAGAAAAAAACAAAAAATATATGTGTATCAAATCGAGGAGGTTTTCAAAGTCAGCCTTTATCCATTGAAGACAATCCTCTATTGCAAAAATTTATAGGTACTACTAAAACAGCCATAGAAGAATATATAGCTTCTTATCAGCTTGCCGATTCTTATGAGGCTAGACTTGCAGGATTATGGTTTAATATAAATTCTAAACATCATTATAATATTACTCATGTTCATCCTGATTGCCAATTTACAGGTTCTTACTATATTCAAGTACCTAAAAATTGTGGCAAGTTAATACTTGAGCATCCCTGTATCCCTCATCAGATGGATATATTTTATGGAAACAATTTTACAAATTACAATGAATATACGAGCAACGTTTATCGTCACGATCCTCGAGTAGGTGACCTGATTCTTTTTCCAGCATGGGTACCCCACCATGTGGAAGATAATGAGAGCAGTAGGGACAGGATTAGCATCTCGTTTAATATTAAAATTAAAACAGTAAAGAAATAATGATAATTGAAAAAGTAATTGTATCCAAAATACTTAGGGACTATTTTTTTATAACAGGTATTTTTGATATAGATGCAAGATATTTTAAAAAAAGAATAGAGGAAGGTGTTCAACAGTCTAACATAAATTATAAAACGAATGTGGTCGGCAAACATACAGAGTGGACTTTTTTTAATAAGGATGAACAGTTTAGGATTTTATTATTACAAATGATAGATCATCTAGAAGGCTTAAGCACACCCACAGGATCCTTTCATCTTGCAAATTCGTGGGGAATTATAGAAAAATTGGGAGACTATACGAAACCACATGATCATGGCTCTTCTTATCTTTCGGGTGTTCTTTATATTAATGATCACCCTCAGAAATTATACTTTCCAACAATCAACCAGGAAATTATTCCTAAAAAAGGAAGATTTGTTATTTTTTCCTCTTTTCTAACTCATCATACCTTAAGAAATCTTAAGCAGAAAGAAAAGTACGCCATTTCATTTAATTTTAACAGTACAAATGTAGGAGATTTAATCTAAATGGTTAAAAAGAAAAAATACCAAGTGATCAGAGGAGCTCTTTCTAAAGAGCTCGCTAACTTTATCTTTAATTATATGAAGATACAGCGAGACGTTGTAGATTTCATGATAAACAATAATAAAGTGAATCTTCACAATCCTTTCATTGGAAAACGTGACGATCCTCAGGCACTCGGAGCTTATTCTAAATATTCAGATTGGGTTATGGAAACTTTACTCATGCATATGATTCCAATTATGGAAGAAAAAACAGGAATGAACCTAATTCCAACATGCTCGTATACTAGACTTTATGAAAAAGGAAATGAATTAAAGCGCCACAAAGATAGACCCAGTTGTGAAGTTTCTACCACGATTCATTTAGGAGGAGATCCATGGCCTTTTTTTATTGATCCATCAGGAAAAGGAAATCGAGTTGTTAAGGAGGGGAAAGTATTTTATACAGCTGCGAATTTAAAAGGAATACAAATTAATTTAAAACCAGGAGACATGATTATTTACGCTGGATGTGAACTCGAACATTGGCGTGAACCTTTTCAAGGGAATGTTTGTTCTCAAGTCTTTCTTCATTACAATCACGCTGACGGCCCCTTTGCTAAAACTAATCTATTTGATAAACGGGCAATGATAGGACTTCCTTAAGTCATGATATTAAAATATAATTATTGGTATTTTAAAAGAGCCATTCCTATTAAAACTTGTGAAAAGATTTTAAAAGTAGGACGCAAAAAAATTAAAGGAAAAGCTAGTGTTGGACCAGAGGGAAAGATTAATCCTCTAGTAAGAGATTGTAAAACTGCGTGGATGGATGAAAAATGGATTTATAATATTATTAATCCCTTTATTCACACAGCCAATAAAAATGCAGGTTGGAATTTTCAATGGGATTGGAATGAAAGATTACAATTTACTATTTATAAAAAAGATGAACACTATAGTTGGCATAGCGACCAAAACTCAAATCTATATAAAGAAAAAAATAAAAATTTTAATGGTAAGATAAGAAAATTATCTCTTACTTTACAATTAACAGATGAAAAAAAATATGAAGGTGGAGATTTTCAATTTAAATGGATTAAAGATAAGAAAGATTTAGTAGAAGTTGTAACAGTGGATGATGCAAAAGATATAGGAACTATTATAGTTTTTCCTTCATTTATTTATCATCAAGTTTTACCTGTAACTAAAGGTAAAAGAGAAAGTTTAGTTAATTGGTCGATTGGAAAACCTTTTGTTTAATAAAATGCAACAAAAAAACACAATAGCAATGCATTGGTCCACTTATGTGGGAGAATTTTATAATCCTGAGCATAGTAAAATTAAGAAAAACCTATTGACCTATTTTAAAAACTACAAAAACAAACAACCCACATCTAGAAGAGGAGAGGAAAACTTTAATTTGTATGAAAGTCGTTATGATTTACATAAAGAAACTAATCCGGATTTGCAAAAAGTTTTAAAATTTATATCCACAAGTGTTTTTACTGTTTTTCAAGAAGCAACCAAAAATTATATATTAAAAAGAGGCACTGAAGAAAAATATAGAGTCAGCATCAAAGATTCATGGTTTATTAATTACGAAAATGGTGGTTTCGTTGCACCACACACTCATGATAATTGTAGTTGGTCTTGTGTATATTATGTTCAGGCGGGAAAAGATTCTAATAAAAAAAATGGAGCTACTTTTTTACAGTCACCCTATTCCAGATTAAGAAGTGATGTAGGTTCTGAAAGTTTTCAATATCGATCTGAAAGTTATCAACCTATAGAGGGCAAATTAATAATCTGGCCTTCCTATGTAATTCACGGATCGTATCCGCATATGGGTAAAGTAAAAAAAACTGTGCTGTCTGCTAACTTAGTTATTAATGAGGCTAAGAAATTATAGATATCTCTACCCATTCGCCTAATTCTTCATTCCATTTCCATGTTTTATCATCATCAGGCATACTAACTGGTGGGTCCCAGACACATGTTGATTCATTCAATGTCCAAGATGGATAAGGTTGAGGACCAATAAAAGCATCTCTGCTTTCATCATAAGTATATCCTATCGCTGCTGATTGTTTTCTTTGAGAGCCATCTTTAAAATTTTGTTTCCATACAGCATTGGTTTTATGAATGGTATTTAAAAAATCCATTCCAGCTTGTTCAGTAGGTGCAACATCTTCGTGTACAATATGAAGTGCTACTACTTTATTATTTTCATCTAATTTTGCAAAATGTTTAGGCATTAGGATGTATAAGTCCCGTCCGCTAGATATTTAATAATTGTGTCGCTACCATCTGTTGTGATTGTTGGAGAACCTGATGTAGTTCCTGAGTAGTCCGAAGTTGCCATTCTTAAAATAACTACTCCATCTCCTCCGTCGCCGCCACCGCCGCTTGCAGCTCTTTCTGCGCCGCCTCCGCCTCCGCCGAGACCGTCTGTTCCTGGAGTACCATCACCAGAAGAACCTGCGCCACCGCCACCAGCACCGCCAGAACCGCCGGGACCACTTGGGTATTGGCCTCCACCGCCGCCACCTGCGTAAGTAACTGATGAACCTGTTATTGAACTCGCTGTTCCAGCTCCACCGGTACCACCTGGATAAATTCCAGCTTGACCGGCTCCTCCGCCGCCTCCACATCGATAGCTGTTGTTTTTATTACCATCATTACCTTGTGAAGGATCAGTAGATGGAACATTTCCTAAACCATAGTCTGCACTTAGAGAAGTACCTCCTCCTGAACCTCCATCACCACCACCGCCAACTTCGCCGGGCGTTTGTTGTGAACCTTGAATTGTATCAAGACCACCTCTGCCGCCACCGGCTGATGAAATGGGGTCATTTCCTTGATCGTCAGCTATAGAACTAGCACTTCCTGAATTATTCATACCATTACCACCTGGAACGGGAGTTGTTCCTCCTTCGCCAACAGTAACTGTATAAACAATGCCTGAAGTGTAAGATAGTGTTGCACCAACATTTGTTCTAAAACCGCCAGCACCGCCGCCACCACCATGAAATTTATTATTTCCACCTGAGCCGCCGCCACCAACAATTAAATATTCAAAACCTATAGGGGGTGGAGCACTACCTCCAGATCCAAATCCTAAAACTTGATATCCAAAACTTTTTGTTTGTGGACTACCTCGAGTATCGCTAGGAGGATCTCCTATAATTTCATTACCAATCACTCCATTGGTAAATATTGGTTGTTTCGCTTTCATAAATTACTCCTATGCGTCGTTAGCCGCATCAGTAGTATAAAATAATTTAATTCCTAATACTCGTGCCTCACCAGTAAAAGTATCACTACCGTCTGCTGCGTCTCTGTATAATTGAAAAAAAGTTTGATCATCGTCAGCTGGAGAGCCAGCAATTGTTATTGCAGAACTAACTGCAGTCATTTGTACATCTTCTACAGTTCCAATTCCAGCATCTGTAACTTCTTGAGCTGTTCCAAAAGCCACATCGGCTGTGTCTCCTTCAGTACAACTGACACCTTGAAGACCAAAAATACAGTTACCTGTATTCGTAGTACTTGGACTCCAAAAAACTTGATAAGTTACTGTTCCTAAATTCCATGATTTTGGCATTGCAATAGCAAACTGTGCGTATTGTGCTGTACTTGCATCAAAATCTAAAACTTTTAATTCCGGTCTAGTTGCTGTTGTTTCAACTGATGCCGCGTCAGCGGGATTAGTTGTAGGAAGATACAATGCATTTGCAGGTATCCACATCGTTTCGGTTCCTGCAACTTTAACTGCTGCAGTTCCTGATTTAAGAACTCCTGACCCTTTAGGGTTAATATTTATATCAACGTTTGTTTCACCTGTTGATGATAAAGTTGGACCAGCACCTGAAGCTGCGTTAGCTAATGTAAATTCATTAACTGCTGA